CAGTCAGATGCTCAAGCTCTCCGCTCAGTACAAGAACGGCGAAAAGTCCGTCCAGCAGTACAATCAGGAAATGATTCGGCTGAAGGAGACGAAGAAGGCATACTCGAAGGAGATGAACGAACTCTCGCGCAAGACGCAGAACGAGATTATTGCGCAGCAGAAATATGAAGGCACTCTCAAAGGGATGTGCGCTCAGCTCTCTCTCGCGAAGGATCAACTCCGTGCGATGAAGATGACGGATCCAGGCTGGGAAGAGCAGCGTCAGTATGTGGACGATCTGAACAAGAAAATCAAGGAAGTTGAGCAGAGCTACGGAGTCTATCAGCGCGATGTCGGACACTATCGCACGGAGATCGAGAAGACGAAGGAGCAGATTGCCGAGACTGTTGCTCAGATGCGCGAACTCATCCGCACGCATCAAGAGGACTCTCCGGAGATGCAGCAAGCTGCCGAAGACTTGGAGAAGTACAACAACACTCTCGCTTCTCAGGGCAAGAACTCTCTCGAAGCGGCGAATAACGGCATGTCCGCTCTCATCGGCGCACTTGGATTCTTGTCAATGGCTTTCAAGGATGACTCCGCAGAGAGCGAGAAGATGCAGAAGCTCGTCAAGGACTTGAGCATTGCGATGACTGTGCTTTCCGTCATCACGAAAGCATACGATGCCGCTCAGAAGAAAGGCATCATTCAGAAGATTGCGATGAACTTGCAGACGAAGGCGGCTGCGAAGGCACTCGCTCAGGAAGCAACTGCGGAAGCCGGAAGCACTGCCGCGAAGATTGCCGGAACGAAGGCGCAGATTGCGCTGAACACGGCAATGGAAGCGAATCCTATCGGAGTCATCGTTGCCGCCGTTGTTGCGCTCGTTGCCGGACTTGTCGCGCTTGTTGCCTGGCTCCTGAAGTCAACGGACGCGCAGAAGGCGGCGAACGCTGCCGCAAAGGAGTATGAAGAGACTTGCCGCAAGGCAGAGAATGCGCTTGCCGCTCTTGATGCTCAGGAGCAGTCACGCGCAGTCAACATCACGAAGGCATATCAGGACGAGATTGCCGCGATGATGAAGTCCGGCAAGTCAAAGGAGCGGATCGAGAAGAAGAAGATTGAAATGGAGAACGCTCTGCTTGATAACGAGATTGCGGCGAATAAGGAACGGCAGAAGATAGAGGACGGACGCATGAAGTCCGAATACAAGAACTATGAAGCGCAGAAGAAGTTGCTTGCTGAACTTATAGCACGGAAAGGAGCGGACGCGAAGGCTACGAAGGAGCAGCAGAAAGTCGTTGATGATGCCTACAAAGCATATTACGGACACATGCAAGCAATGCAGTCCGCTATTGCTGCAATCAACGAAGGAGAGTTCAAGAAAGTGGAGACTGCGTACTCGTCCGCTCAGTCTGCTGCGGACAAGGCATACTCTCGCGCTCAGTCGCGATTGTCAAATCTTGACAAACGCTATCAGGAAGCCTATAAGAGACGCTATCAGTTCCAGTATGACTATACGAAGAGCGCGGAAGAGAACGATGCAGAGAAGTTCCGCAACTCCGTGATGCTGGAGCAAGCTCTCTTCCTTCAGCAGCAGAAAGTCGCGAAGGACAAACTTGCGCTGGATAGGAAATACGGCAAAATCACGAAAGCCGAGTATGAAGATCAGCTCAAAGTGCTGGCTTCCGAGTACAATACTTTCGCGCTCGAACAAGCGGAGATGCTCTCGGAACACACTCGCGAGATGCTCAACAACGCAATCAAGCTCGCTGGCGGAGTGATGCTTGACGAGCAGCTCTCTGAAATCAAGAGCAAGTATGCAGCCGCTCGCAAGGAGATTGCCGAATCCGACAAGCTCTCCGCAGAAGAGAAGCGTTTCTACACTACTCAGCTTGCTCAGCAAGAAGCGGACGAAATCAAGAACGCTCGTCTCTCCGCTCAGAAGAAGATTGACGATCAGATAAAGAAGAGCATTGACGAACGCTATCAATACGACATCCGGCAGTTCTCCGCAGAAGAGACTCAATATATCAGCATGGAGATTGAGAAGCTGAAGAAGCTCATTGCCGAGCGGAAGAAAGCCGGACTCAACACTCTTGCCGATGAAGCGGCACTTGCCAGCGCGGACGCGCGTTTGCGGCTCGCTACTCTCAACAAGGACTATCAACTTGCCTGGCAGAATCGCAAAGCGCAGTATGAGATGACGAAAGAGTATCTCGAAAAGGAGATTGCTCTCTATGCTGAAGGCACGGCGGCTCGCGCTCAGCTCGAACAAGAACTTGCAGAGACAATCTCTGCGCATCGTCAGGAAATCACTGGCAGTCTCGTTGACTACGCGAATCAGGCAATGTCCGTTCTCTCGTCAATGAACGACTTGGCAAGCGGACTCCAGGATAGGGAACTTCAGAAGTATGAGCAGACGCACAATGCAGAGAAGAAGTCTCTTGACGCGCAGCTCAAAGCTGGACTGATCTCGCAGAAGCAGTATGACAAGAAAGTCGCGGAGTCCGATGAAGAACTGGAGCGCAAGAAGGCGGAACTTGACATCAAGACGGCGAAGCGTCAGAAGGCTCTCGGCATCATGCAAGCGGCAATCAACACGGCTGCTGCTATCATGAAGATCTGGGCGGAAGTTCCAAAAGTGGACTTCGGAGTCAGCACTGGCATACTGACTGCTCTTGCCGCCGCAACTGGCGCGATGCAGATTGCCGCAATAGCAGCGCAGCCGCTTCCTACGGCTCGCATCGGCGGACTTGTGCAAGGCGCGACACATGAGCAAGGCGGAGTTCTTGTCAATACCGAAGGCGGAGAGCGCATCATCAGCCGGAATCCGAGCGCAGCGTTTCCGGAACTGCTCAATCTGATCTCCTACATCGGCAAGCACTCCAGTATTCCGGACACTGGCTTCGCAAGTGCGATGCTCGGATCCGCCAGCACGGGAAGAGATGTTGACGGCACTCCGATTGACTATGACATACTCGCTGACAAGATAGGCGCACGAATCTCGAATGCGCTTCAGGAGAATCCGCCGAGAATCGCGATTGACGAGTATGAGCGTGCGCGTAAGAACTACGCGAAGATAGAAGATTCATCTAAAATATGACAAATCCTATGACTGTCTATGAACTCGCGAAGACGCTTGATGCGAAGCAGCTTGAGAAGATGACGAAAGCCGGAATCGTAGCTGCTTCCGTCACGCGCTATGTCTTCATCTACGAAAAGTTTGTCCGGCTTCAGAAAGAAGGCTTCGGAACTATGGATGCGTATGCGGAAATCTCGCAGACATGCTTCACTTCCGAAGAGAATGTCCGGAAGATTATCCGAAAGATGCAGTCCGAGATATAGATATGGGAAAAACAATTACCACAACAATTCAATAAACATCAATTACATTTGCAAAGAAATGCTTATGTAGTAAGCAAAAGACAAGATTATGATCGAAGTAAAACTACACAATCCAGTTGCGAACGAGTCGCGTGCATGGATGTACTGGTGGGATGGCTACGAAGGAGTCTTCTCACTTGAGTTCGTGCAGAATCTCTTCAAGAACAATCCGGCAGAGACGGACTTCAAGTTCAACATCCATTGTCCAGGCGGCGAAGTTCAGGAAGGTCTCGCAATCTACGACTGTCTGCGCACATCCGGCAAGAACATCTTCATGAATATCGAAGGAGACTGTCACTCTATGGCAGTTGCGCTTCTGCTTGCCGCTCCGAAAGAGAATCGCAGCGCAAATCCGAACTGTACGGCTCTCATTCATAAAGTCTATGGCTGCTCATATTCCGGCACGGCTGACGAGCTGGAAGCACAAGCGGCGGAGACGCGGATGTTGCAGAACAAGATTCTTGACATCTACGCAGATCGCACGGACATGCCGCGTGAAGAGCTGGAAGCAATCATGAACAAGCAGATTGCTCACAATGCGAGCGAGCTGCTCCAGTGGGGATTCATCAGCAAAATCAACTCCTACAATACAAACTACAAACACACAAACAAATTCGCTATGAATGTAAAACAGCTCAAAGAAGACGCTGCCGCATTGCTGAATAAGATTCAGAGTGTTCTCGGCGGCGCGGCTGCAACGAACTTCGAGTTCGTTGACGCAGACGGCGCAGTTCTCTTTACGACTGAAGGAGAGTCAGATGCTCTTGAAGTCGGAATGACTGCAACTCCTGACGGCACATTCACGATTGCGGACGGACGCACTGTTGTGATTGAAGGCGGCAAGATTGTCAGCATTGACGAGAAGCCAGCCGAAGAGAGCAACTTCGAGCATAAGGACGCAGACGGCAATGTGCTTTTCACTACCGAAGCCGAAGATGACACTCTCGAAGTCGGAATGAAGGCTACTCCGGACGGAGAGTTCGAGCTTCCTGACGGACGCACTGTTGTCATCGCGGAAGGCGCAATCACTGAGATCAGAGAGAAAGAAGCAGAGGATCCTGAAGAAGCGCAGAATCTTCGTGCAGAGAACGAAAATCTCCGCAATCTGCTCTCCGAAGCTCAGAATCTCATCACTGAGATGAAGAAGAACATCAAGTCGGACTATGTTCCTGGCAATCGCGTAGGCTCAAGCGCAAGCTCCAACAAAGGCAAGAGCGAGCAGACTCGCGAAGAGCGCAAGAATGCAGTCCGCGAAGCACTTCATCCTTCAAAGTAAACAATTCAAAAACATCAAACATTATGGCATCTATTGTTAATTTCTCCAACTTCACCTTTACTGCTGAGCAGATAAGGGACATCAACGAGCTGGTGTTCGATGAGCTTCTTCACGCTCCTGAACTCGGCTTCATTCACACGCTGTTCTCCGGCATCGTCTATGACAAGGAGATCGGCTTCATTTCCGGATCCGGTCTTGTCGGCAAGAAAGGACAAGGCTGCTCTCCTGAGACTCAGGACTGGAACATCAACACTCGCAAAGTTCTTTGGGAGCCGAAAGAGTGGGAAGTCTTCATTGACGAATGCGCTCAGGACATCAAGAACACTGCGGCTGTCTATGCTCTCAACAAAGGCACTCGCGTTGACGATCTGACTGACACTGACTACATGGCAATCGTTGTCAAGGTGCTTGCCGATGCAGTGAAAGACTTCATGTATCGTCTCGCATGGTACAACGATGTTGACGCTGACAATGTTGACTGGGAAGATCTTCCTACTGCTGCTGCCACTGAGCAGACTGCTGGCTCTGCTATCGTAGGCACTGTCTATGAAGGAGTCACTTCTACCACTGCCGGAGCAGTTCGTTGCGCTCTCGCTGACGGCACTATTGTTTATCTTGACGGCACTGCTGCCACTGGCAACGCTGTTGCTGGCAAAGTGTACTACTCTAAGGATACTGTTCACACTATCGCAGTCAATGACGGCGGCATCA